AGCGAAGCGTGTGTTCGCCAACCACAAACTCATCCAAAAGATCTATTGTTTTACCTTGAAGAATCAGGTGTTCAGGACGCACGCGAGTATCTTTTCGTGTTACCCATGTCTTTGTAAGTCCACCAACCTGCTTGCCCGCAAAGTATGTTCCAGCATTAAATGCAGTCTGCGACTCGTGTTCAGCAATAATTCTGCGCCTCTTCATCAACAGATTAATAAAAATAGCACCCAGTGCAGCTTTAAGCATTCCAGATCTATCCTCATCTTCAGATAAGGCTAAGGCAATCAAAATGGCTGCTGCTATTTCCTCTTTAGTTGTGGAGTTAATATTTTGCATTCTCTTGATTTGTTCATCAAGATATTCACTAACTTCTTCTTGATCTAGCTCTGCTGGCATATTTGACTTCTGTGATGCCAAATTCGCCGCATCAGAAATTATCCCCTGCAGCACTGGGCGCATATCATCAGATAGCTGTTTATTCCACACCTCTGTATCAAATATTGCATTTATATCTAGCGATCCAGACTGGAGGCCCTTTTTAGCTTTTGCTCCGCCGGCTTTCTCAGCAACCACTCGTTGCTGTCTTTCAATAAAGCGCTCAAGGCCACGATCAATAATTTCCGCCCACCTATCTGAGCTTTCGTCAGCTTTGACTTCCCATTCGTCGTCGGCCTTATTCTCTGTTTTGAATTGCATGCGGTTATCAAATGCGGAGAGCATTCCCTCTGGCGCTGGTGGCATTGCGGTTTCAACCGGTGGAGCGCCAGCTTCAGCCGCCAAGGCTGCCGTCATGCCCTCCTGTGGCACGGGTGGAGCACTGGGTAGACCAGCCAATGGTTGCTGCTGAGTCATCATCTGCTCAGCACCAGCCATTACTCCTGGGTCAACTCCAGTCATTCCCATCATGTCAATTGGTTGCTGTTGCTGAGAGTCAAACTTTTTATTTGTATATCCGATTGGAGTCAGGTTCGGGTTAGCCAACATGGCATCCATCAAATCTGAATCAATTGTTTTTTTGCCAGTTCCTTTTCTATATTCGTTACCACTGATCAGGCCATTTTGAAACTCATCCAGCAAGTAGCGCTCACGCTCTTGCTTGTAGAGAATCAGAACAGGAACATCGGATGTGTCAAAATCAATATAATATTCTTCATCTAGCTCGTCTAGAGCTCGAGCCAGCGAATCAAGGTGAGGCAACATTGTTTCGTTCCAGAACACGCGCAATTCTTCGTTTGCGTTACTGAATGTTCTCCCAGCTGCGTTTCCAATTACTGACTCTGGAACGCCGAAAGCTGAAAGTATTTCCTCTTTTGTAACTTGACGCATCTGTATATAATTGGCGTCTCGAGGGGACGCTCCAGTGTCAACAAAGTCAACACCTTCGTCCGACGAAACAACAGTTACTGCGCCAGCTCTGTTGATATTTCCACGGAAACGATTTCTAATTTCGTCTTTGTCGTCGTCGCCAACTTCACCGCGGAGAACAATGAGTCCACCAGGACGCCCATCGTTTAGAAGAAAATTGCGATTATAGACCTTTGCCAAGTTTTCAATTTCAATTGCTATTCCAGCGGCCTCCATTGGCGTAAGCGATAAGTATGGATCTATCGGATGCGGACGACGTATCCAGATGACATCTTCTGGACGAAGAATTACCTTTGTTCCGTTGCGCATATCAACTTCAAATCCAGACACGAAACGACGTGGATCTGGGATTGGAGCAGTATGTTGTGGTGGAAGTAGCTGAAGCGCAATTATCTTGCCGTTGCGCCCGCGCACCTTTTCAATGAATGCACCGCGTGAGGACATTAGAAGCTGAGACGACAGTCTGTATCTAAATATGAACGAGTTTTCGCCCATATTTGCCTTGGTGTTCAGGATTTTTAGTAGCTCATTATCGCTACTGCGGAGGATCTGTCCGTCAGGGGAGTTATTTTTCCGCAGAATCGCTGGGAGGCGAGCCTGATTTCCAGAGATTGCATCAATGCAACGATTGACCCAAGTTACTTTCTGAAAGCCTTCTCTATAGGCGCGCTCGATATCCCATGAGTCCCTGTATGGCTTACCAGCAAGGCCCGGATTAAACGCAACAGGAGCACCTGGGGTCAGTATTGACTTGGCCTCTGGCGAATAGAAAGACTTATTTTCAGATGAGTTCCAAGCCATCTTTACTCATTTTTACTCTAGTCCTAAAAGGAAGCCGAAAAGACCGCATGTAGCACCGGCGATGAAAAAACCCACCGCTGGAGAAATTATAAAACCACCAATTGATGTCATAATTATAAATGAAACCATCAGCGTATTGGCGGTTGAGCGTCTGTTTAGACGGCTTGCCAGCCGAAGCACGAATGACTTGCGTCTATTTTGTTCATCGTTTGTAGCCATATTTTCCTATACAACCATAGCCGATGAGGGCATAGTAGTGTATGAGCATACGAAACGAGTGGTTTTATGACTGACTGGAACAAGGTTCTTGAATATTTGCAACCAAAGCTTCCACGATATTGCCCAGAAGAGCCTTCAATAACACAAAAAGTCTTTCTTCGCACCTACTCCCTTGAGGCACTATTCGGAGGAGCGGCTGGCGGTGGCAAATCATCTGCACTACTCATGTCAGCCCTTCAGTATGTTGATGTTCCTGGTTATTCCGCAATTCTGTTCCGTCGTACATATGCAGACTTGTCACTTCCCGGAGCCCTGATGGATCGCTTTAGAGAGTGGATGAAGAATTATGACGAAGTTAGTTGGAATAATAATAGTTATACAGCTACTTTTCCATCCGGTGCAAGAATTTCTTTTGGATATTTGAATAATACAAACGATTACCTAAGATATAAGGGCTCTGAATTCCAGTTTATTGGCATGGATGAGGTAACTGAAATACGCGAACAGGACTACCGCTACCTATTTTCTCGCTTGCGTCGTCCTGCCAATGGTGAGCTGGCAACCGTTCCCCTAAGAATGAGGTGCGCCTCGAACCCAGCGCCAAACTGGGTAAGGCAACGATTTATTGTTGAAGGGCTTGAATCTAACCGTATTTTTGTTCCCTCACTTTTGACCGACAACCCAGGAATTGATGCCGACTCGTATCGTCAAGCACTGGCTGCGCTTAATCCAGTTGAGCGCCGGCGCCTTGAGGAAGGTGACTGGTGGAGTACAACTCTTGGCACAATGTTTGACAGAACATCTTTTGTCCTTATTGATCCAGCCGAAGTTCCCCAGGTTACTGGGTCGGCCAGGGCTGTCAGATTTTGGGACTTGGCCGCCACGGAGCCGTCGCCTACAAACCCAGATCCTGACTGGACTGTTGGAACCTTGGTTTTATTTGATCAAGGAATTGCCTATGTTCTTGATGTTAGAAAGGCGCGAGTAAAGGGTGACAGGGTTGAACAGCTGATTTCACAGACCGCAGCTGAAGACGGCCACGCCGTAGCGATCAGGATGGAACAAGAACCAGGATCCTCGGGCAAGGCCCTAGTTGACCAATATGCTAGGTATATTCTTCCTGGCTACGATTTTCAAGGAATACGGTCAACTGGCGACAAGCTAACTCGAGCACGCCCGTTTGCCGCAGCCGTAGCCAATGGGAATGTGCGTGTAGTTCGAGGAACATGGCTTACTGATTGGCTAGATGAGTTCTCATCATTTCCAGAAGCATGCAATCACGATGATCAAGTTGACTCAGCGGTTGGAGCATTTACACATTTAGCTGGATTGGGCTTGCCACAACGCAGACCCCTTGCTATTTTAGTGTGACATAACCACCTACTGTTGGGAGTTAAATTGAGCGATCAATCTTGGGCTGACCTCATTGAGGCGGTTACTAAGGCAATGAAAAACCTTGATACTGCGATTATGCAGATTGCCAAATCTGACGACCCAGAGACAGCCTGCACAAAGCTTGTTGATGTTCACCGCCTAAAGGGCGATATGTCAATGATCTATGACTCAGCAACAAATGTTGTCTCTGACATAATGCGTGATTTGGCTGAGGTCTCTCTCCCCAATGGGATGAAAATTGAGAAAAAGACAGGTTCCTCACGCAAGACATGGAATCATAAGGATCTTGCAAATGTCGTAGCAAAACGCATTGTTGAATCATCTGTTGATATGAATACTGGAGAAGTTGTTCTTTCTTCTGAGCAAATGATTGAAAACATGCTGGTATATGTCCAGCCATCGTATTGGCGTGTAAAAGAACTGTCCGCTATTGGCATCAACGCAGATAGGTTCTGCGAAGTTGACGAACCAAAAACAAGCATCATTGTTAGAAAGGGAACAAGTAATGGCTAGGGCACAAGAGTCCGCCGAAATGAAAGCTCTCTACGAACCATTTCCACCAGAAATGGAGCGCACGCTTACGAAGAATGGCATAGCGCTTACATATATCCCAGTTAGCGAGGTAATCAATCGCCTCAATAAGGTTATCGGGCTGGATAAATGGAGCTTTGTTGTCAATTACTGTGAACGCGACAAGACTGACCTTGATTTCATCGTTGCTCATGTGACATTGACCGTCATGTTTGGTGAGGGTGATGACGCAAAAAGGGTTAACCGTGATGGCCTTGGTGGTCAGAAAATTAAGCGCAACAAGCAAGGTCAGATTGTTGATCTTGGCGACGAGATGAAGGGTGCTGTTTCTGACGCACTCAAGAAAGCTGCACAGACTCTTGGTATCGGACTGTACCTTGCTAGGTCTGAGGAGGCGATGGATGTGGAGATTGCGAGTGAGATTTCACAAATTAGCCCGGAGATTGAAAAGCTCTGGAACAACTTTGTTGGGCTTTCAAAGAGTCTTGACAATGACGCAAAAGCAACCCTCAATGGTTACTGGGTTGAGTTTTCTGGCGGTCGTCCAAAGCCGACAAAAACAACAGCAACAACAGAGGATCTTGAGGCCCTGATCGCAAAGTGTGTTGAACTTAAGTTCACTGATAGCGCTTCAAATGAATGAGCTAACGCCACCTGAATATTTGTCCCCATCGTCAATCTCAACATTCCAGCAGTGTCCGCTTCGCTTTAAACTTAGTCGTATTGACAAAATTGAAGAGTTGCCTACAGAGGCAACATTGCTTGGTAACTTTGTGCATGATGTATTAGAATTGTTTTATAAAGTCCCAGCTGAAGATAGGTCAATGGGCGTTGCGCGCAGTCTCAGCACAACCGTATGGAATGAATTCGGATGGGGAGAAAAAGTTAAACCCTTCCTTAACGGTTATACGCTAAATACATTTAGATGGAATGCATGGTGGTGTATTGAAAATCTTTTTGGAATGGAAAATCCAAAAGAGCTTGAACCATCTGGAGTAGAGCACGAGCTCAATGGTGAAATAGCTGGAGTCAACATGCGTGGGTTTATTGACCGGTGGTCAATAAATGAGCATGATGAAATAATTATTTCTGACTACAAAACAGGAAAATCTCCAGCTAAGCGTTTTGCGGACTCTAAGTTTTTCCAGCTCACTGTTTATGCGCATTTGCTGCGCCAAGAGAAACAAATGCCAGTTGGATATTTGGAGTTGCTTTTTCTCAAAGAAGGCGTAAGATTGGAGAAGCATCCAGCTCCTGCGGATTTTTCTGAGGTTGAAGATGTGATTGTCAATGTCAAAACTAAGATTGACAGGCTTTGTGATGGCGGCGAATGGGAGGCCGTCCCAACAAGGCTTTGTGATTGGTGTTCGTATAAAAAAACTATTTGCACATACTGGAGTAATAAATGAATGACGATCTTTTTGCCCGCCTCGTAGCTGAGGATGTTAAGAATAAGATTTCCACAACACAGCGGAAACTTCTTCGTCAGCCCCAGAATTTTGATAGATGGCAACGCGCCCTTTTGGCACTCCTGCGTTATGTTGATGATCAGATTGATTACATCCAAGATGACATGAAAGCCGACATTGATCGTTATAAGGCTCTTGGTCGTGATGGACAAAATCTCTTGGCGCAAGCTACCGCAGACTACGAATCTCGCCTGAAGAAGATTGAGCGCTTCAAGTTTCATGTTTCCAAGCGTCTTGACGAAGTCGCTCTGATGATTGAGAAAAGCGATGGAACTGAGTCAATCGGTCTTGACGCCGAGATCTTGGCCTCAGCAATTCGCAAGCACAAGGCAATGATGATTGAAATGGACATGGAAGCAACGCCAATTGACGAAGCCCTGTGGTCTGTTCTCGAGAACCAGTGGCTTTTTGATTCAATCAATAAAGACGAACTATCCTCCTATCAGTGAGGCATAGATCCAAAAAGAAAGAGGCCGAGTATCGGCTACGCCGGCCATTAGTTAAAAAACTGCTTGACGAAAGACCTTGGTGCGAAGCGTGTCCCATTTTTGCCGCGCACGATTGTCTTGTGACATATAGGCGTAATCCGTCTTGCGATGTCCATGAGATAATCCGCCGATCTCAAGGAGGGTCAATTTTAGATGAGTTTAATCTTCTATGCGTATGTAGAAAATGTCATACAAGAATAGGTAACTACCCTGCATTAGCATTTGAGCTAGGTCTTACAAAACATGGGTGGGAGGGCTCGTCAAATGAAAACAATGGGGATTGATCCATCTTTGACATCAACTGGTATATCCATCAACGGCAAAACATCAACAATTAAAACAAAGTTGTATGGAGTTCCACGGTTGGATTTTATCTCTGGCTCAATATTGCAATTAACTCAACTTAATAAAATTGACTGTGTTGCCATTGAGGGATATTCATTTGCTTCCAAAAACTCACAAGCTCACAGCATCGGAGAGCTGGGTGGAGTCATACGGTTTCGGCTATGGCAACTTGGAATATCAATAATTGAAATACCACCCACTAGTAGGGCAAAATTCGCAACTGGCCGTGGCAATGCAAGTAAGGGTGAGGTCATCTCTGCAATATCTGCAAAAACAGGAATTATTTTTGCTGGAGCTGGCGGAAATGATGAGTGTGATGCGTGGATAATAGAGGAAATGTTGCGTTACAAAATCGGGCAAAGCACGACTGATTGGCCAAAAATATCAACAGAGGCTCTAGACAGGATTGACTGGGCTCAACTAGAAAGGATTATTGATGAATGTAAATAGAACTCAACCGATCAGTCAAGTTGATGTTGAAAATGAAATGATGCGACTGCTGTCTCTTCTTGAGGAAGAGACCGAAGCATACGAATCGCTTGCAGAAGATGCTGCAAAAAAAGAAGCTCTGTATAAATCAAATTGGGCGAAAGAGTATTTGGCGGCCAAGGGTTCAATTAAAGAACGTGAGGCTTGGGCTGACTACAAACTTTCCGAGGAGATTTTTGATCATAAGATTTCAGAAGCAATGGTCAAGTCAAAACGGGAGTTACTCACATCGCTCCGGACGAGTATTGATGCACTGAGAACTCTTAATGCAAATATTAGGTTCCAAGTAGGGATGCCATGAACATACATCCAAGCCTTCAAGAATTTGCGATAGACATAGATCTTCTTGTTCCCTTGCCAGGCAATCCACGTGTTGGCAATGTTGAGGCAATTATGGCTTCGTACTCTGAGTTTGGACAAGTAAAGCCAATAGTCATAAAAGACAATAATGACGGATCATTCACTGTCATAGCTGGGAATCACCAATTAGAAGCGGCGCGTCGCTTGGGGTGGAATTCAATTGCCGCAGTGGCGCTTGAAGCTGATGATTCACGCGCAATTGCTTTTGCTCTTGCGGACAATAGAACCATGGAGCTTGGTCATACGGAACCAGAATTGCTCAATAACATGATTTCGCAGGTTACTGATGTTTATCCAGAGCTCATGGAAAATCTAGGCTGGGACGACTTTGAAATGGCCGCTATGACTGAGCAAATAAAACGCCTGTCTTCAACGGATATTTTGTCTGATGGCTATCTTCCACCCCAGATCGTGAATCCGTTTATGCCAGATGATCTTGATGAATCAACGGATTTACAACCAAGGCAGGCTATGTCAATTGATGCAGCCACCAGAGGTGTGTCGGCTGCTGGTATAGCCCCTGGGGCAAAAGCAGTAGTTCAGTACACATTAATGTTTGATGATGCTGACCAACAACGACGCTGGTATGACTTCATTCGCTACTTGAAAAGTTCAACAGTCTATGGGGGAGACACAACTGCGCAGCGGTTGATGATGTTTATAGATGCACATACCGAAATCTAATTCACGAATCATATGACTCGCCAAAGAATGTTCTTAGATATGTCCTGCGTAGATGCAGCTCGTGAAAGAATGCGTCACATCTACGACACATTTGACACAGTATGCGTGCAGTTTTCTGGGGGCAAGGACAGCACGGCAATTCTATATCTCGCTAAGGAAATACATGAAGAGCGCAACCTCGGTCCAGTAAAAGTTATTTTCCGAGACGAGGAGATGGTTAGTCCACTGGTCATTAAATTCGTAGAAGAGGTCAAGAACTATGACTGGGTTGACATGGAGTGGTATTGCTTGCCACAGGGGCAGGAAATCTGGGTTCTTGGACGGCGAGAGTATTGTTTGCTTTGGTCTGAGAAGCGACGCAAGCAAAAAAGACTTGTGCGAGAAATTCCCAAGTGGGCAATAAGGGCAGAGCACTTTGGTCTTGATCCAGATAACACAATTCCTCAGTCAATTGACTATTACACGATGCAGGGCAAGAAGGGAAAAGTTGCTTTCATCACTGGCGTGCGCGCCAATGAGTCAATGATCCGCTATAGATCTTGTGTGCAGAAACTCCACGAAAACTACATAGTTGTCCCATATAAAATGAAATCTAATATACCTTTGCGTTTTGCAAAAGTTATTTATGATTGGACAACTGACGATGTGCTCAAATTTATTACAGAAGAGCATAAGGCGACTTATTGCGAATACTACGACTTGGCCAGTCTTACGGGAAGTAATACTCGTGTTGGTATTCCACTCCATGCTGTTGCGGTTAGGCGAATCGGTGACGTCGTGGTCACGGAGCCAGAATTCTACGACCGACTCGTAGAATGTTTTCCTCAGGTTGACGCTCAGCGCCGGTGGTGGCCAGACTTTGATATTGAAAAAGTGATCATGACATACGCAAAAGAAGAGTGGAATGGCGTAAAACGGTGCATTGAAGAAAACATACTTACACCTGGTCTTCGGCAGAGGGCAATGTCATTCGCATCAGAGTTCCGTAAAAAACACAGGAAAGATCCTCGCTCCTACCCAATTCACTGGCTTATTAGGAATGTTTTATTGAATGAGTTCAATATGACATCAGTAAGCCCAATAGGGCCCGGAACTAGGGCTTACAACATTGAAGCACAACAGATCCAAGAAATGGCCGAATTAGATTCTCTCGATTATCAGGATGACTCACGATGAAAATTGAATATGTCCAATGGAATTCAATAAAGCCAGCGCCATGGAGGGCAACTCACTGCCTAAAAGTTGATCTCCAAGTTATAGCTGACTCGCTGAATGATTACGGTTGGTTTGCACCGATAATCGTTAAAAAAGATACATCAGAAATCATTGATGGCTTCCATCGGTGGGTGTGCGCGCAGTCTGATAAGCGAATACTAAAGCGAGATAAAAAACTTGTACCAGTCATCTACGAGGATGTTGACACTTTTGATGCAATGCTCATGCATTTACGCCTAAATCGAGGTAGGGGTATAATCCTTGCTCAATATATGTCGCAAATTGTTCGTGAGTTATTTCACTCAAGAAAGTACTCTCCAGACGAGATTAAAGAAATGCTTAATATGAGTTACGCAGAAATAACCCTTATGATGGATGGCTCTGTTTTAAAGACACGGAATGTCAGGGAGCATAAGTACTCGCGCGCTTGGGTGCCAGTAGAGGCACCACCGGGAGCAATTGAGCAACCAGAAGTAACAATAATTGAGCGACCATCAAATAAGGATAGATAAATATAGACAGCGTTCAGAGATGCTAATCTGATTATGTTTAAATTCGCATCTGGAGGGTGCAATGGTCATCCCTAATGACATTGAAGATACAGAGCTTGATGGTGAGCAAAAGCCTTCTTGGTGGCGTAGAGCCGTTGCCTACACGCTTAGGCGTATTGCTGACAGGCTTCAGTATGGCCGTGGGCAACGCGTTCGCACACAGCGTGGCCAAGGCCGCGCTTTGGCCAGAGAGGGTCGCGAACTTCTTACGCGCCGTAGTTAAGTGGGGTGAATAATGCTAGTAAGCATTGCAGAGCTTAAAACCTATATGGATATTAGCCTCACTAATAAACAAGAAGATGCGGCTGAGCTCGTATTGGAAGGTCTACAGAGTGAGCTCGAGATATTCCTAGGTCGTCCAGTTGAAGTGCAAACATTCACCGAAGAGCATGTGATTACTGCTGAATTTCAGGGTGTTCCTGCTGCTTCATTTTTTTATGACTACAGCCTTGATTCGAGTGGAGATGTTGTTCCTTACATTCAACCGCCAGCAGCCATATATCTAAGAAATACCCCAGTTGTTTCAGTTGATTCTGTAACGATTAGAAATCCTGAAGGATCTGCAGTTTTGCAGGTTGCTGAGCGCGACTACATAGTTCGTCGTTATGGGCTCGAGCTTTACAGAGCTTTTCCGAATGACATTGTTACCGTTGAGTATGACGGCGGTTTAGATGGTTCCTCAATAAAGGCGTTGAAGCTAATGATCCTTCGAGCCGCAACGAGAGAGATGCAAAACATGCATGACGATGTTGTTGGCGTGAAAGATCTCAATCCACGCAATGTTGCGCCATTGGAGACAGGATTCATTGAAAAGGAATTGATGGCCGTCAAGGCGTACAAACGCAGAAGGGTCGCATAGTGCCAATAAGAATAACTGCCTCAATGAGGGCTGAGCAGGCGTATGCGAAACTAACCTCAATGGAGACTAGAAGTAAAAACTTCATGCCTGTATTTGAGAAAGCTAGACTTGCGTTACAGCTAGCTAACGCTGAAAACTTTGCTCTTGGCGGATTGCCATCTGGCGGATGGAAGCCACTCGATCCGCAATATGCTGCATGGAAGTCAATCAACTTCCCAGGCAGGCCACCGATGGTTAGGACTGGACGACTCTTTGCTAGCTTGGCAGACCTTCGAGGTTCACCTAATAGCATCCGGCCAACTAGCGCAACATTCGGAACAGATGTTGAATACGCAAAATTCCATCAATACGGAACAACAAAGATGGCAAAACGTAAAGTTATTTTTGAACCAATAGGGTTTGCAAAGAAAACATCTGAAGATCTTGCCTCCTGGATAGCTCATGGGGAGGTTATTTGATGTCAACCGATCTAATGTATGGGTCACATTTTGCAAAGCAGTATGTCAATGATTACTTAAAGCTTGATATTCCAGCTCGTCTTATTCGTTATAGAAATGGCTGGAATCTTGACGATTATAAACTTCCGAACCCTGAAGAATACTTGACTTACGAGCCCTTAGCGCTAGATCACTGGCCGACATTAATAACAGTCGTTATCTCAACAAAAACATTTAATAGGCTTGGTTTTATAGGAACTGACCCAGTTTATGATGTCGTATATGCCATGAGGACATATATTTGGGTCAGGACAGAAGGCTCAGAAGATGTAACTATCATGCGAGATAGATTGTCAACGGTTGTTAGATCTGCGCTTATGGATAAGCCGTGTCTAAATAGGCATTCAGAGGGCCGTTCATCATATATTGACGAAGCTACTATTTCGGAAGAGTATTCTGATTTAACTCTTCTTAAAGGCGACCGTGTCCTGGCTGGCTCGTACATAGCGTATGATTTAAGACTACAAGAGGTAATCACTAGGGAAGATTTTGGCACCGTTTCTGAGATAGGTGCTGAAGTCATGACAATGAATGAATTGGCATCGGAGTAGTTATGGAAATGTTCATCTCAATAGGAACACGTGATCCTCAGACTGGATCTGAGTATGCAGGAATGACTCAGGTTGTCAATGTTTCAAACAAAACTGTTTTAGTTTCTGAAAACAATAAATATATGCGCCCGCAGGATGTGGCAATGATTCTCACGAGCAGCCTGATTCTTCAG